TGCTCCAATCGGCAAGGCAGCTTGAGCAATTCGAGGGTGATCCCGCTGAGGGCAGCGACGACATGGCCGATATGGAGGTTGACGATGACATCAGCTTCCGAGCGGAAGCTATCTGAAGCCGCACGGCACCTTATCATGCCATCGGGAATCGTAACCAGCATGTTCCCAAAGGTGGAGAGTCAAGCAGCCAAATGCGGCATCAGCTACGACCGCTGGCAGCAAGGTCTGGGCACCCTCATGCTGGGACGGCGCAAGGACGGCACCTTCGCGGCCTCGATCGGCGGCGTTGTCATGAGCATCTGCCGGCAAACCGGTAAAACGTTCACGGTAGGCTCCATCATCACCATGCTGTGCATCCTGATACCGAACCTCACGGTCATATGGACAGCGCACCGCAGCAAGACCTCGGACCGGACCTTCGACAATCTCCGTGGTTTAGTAAAGAACAGACACGTGGCACGATACCTTGCACGAACCACACGATCGGACGGGGTTCGCGCCGGCAACGGGCAACAGCAGATAAGCTTCGCCAACGGATCGCAAATCATGTTCGGCGCTAGGGAGCATGGCTTCGGTCGAGGCATCGACGCCGTCGATATCCTCATCTTCGACGAGGCTCAGATACTCACGGAACGCGCCATCAGCGACATGGTCCCCGCGGCCAACACGTCGCGCAACGCCCTCGTGATCTACATGGGAACGCCGCCGCGACCAGAGGACCCATCCGAGGCTTTCCGTGAACGCCGCGAACAGGCGCTCGCCGGTGCAGATGACATGATCTACGTCGAATTCTCCGCAGACAAGGAAGCCTCCCCTGACGATGAGGATCAGTGGCGCAAGGCCAACCCCAGTTTCCCGGGAAGAACGAGTGAAACTGCGATGCTGCGAATGCGCCGGCAGCTCGGCGACGACAGCTTCCGGCGTGAGGCGCTTGGCATATGGGATGAAACGGCATCTGTGTCAGCGATCAATGCCAAGGACTGGGAATCAGCGGCGATCAGTGAACCGGACAAGAACGGCCTGATCGGCTACGCGATCGACATGCCTCCCGACCGAAGTTCGCTCGCCATCGGCGGGTGCATCAAACATGCTGACGGCACGGCCCACATCGAGTTGAGAAGTTTTGAGTCGACGCAGTCGAAAGGCTCCGCGTGGGCGGTTGACTGGATCGCGGAACGATGGGACAGGACCGCCGCAGTGGTCATCGACGGGCAATCCCCCGCCATGGCGTTGCTGCCCGACTTGAAGAAGCGCCATGTCAAGGTCATCACCACCAACGCCGCCGACATGGGACGCGCGTGCGGACGGTTCCAGGACATGCTCCGGGATGGGACGCTCACGCACCTGCCCAAGGACATGCAGCCGGCGCTGGACGTGGCCGTGGCCAACGCGACGACCAGGAACATCGGCACTTCGGGAGCCATCGGCTGGAACAAGCTCGGCACCGACATCGACATCAGCCCACTCGTCGCCTGCACGCTCGCGCTGTACGGCACATTCATAACCAAACGCGACCCGAACCGACGGCAGAAGGTGATGATCTGATGAATGAACTGTTCCTTCCCCAAGGCGGAAGCATACAGATCAGCGGAGGCCACGAGGGGAACCGCTTCCTCTCGACGGCAACGGAGAACGTCACCGGAATGCGCGGCGATGGAATCGACGCCGACGATCTGACGACAATCAACGAGCTGCTCTCCATCTGGAGGAAAAAATACCCACGGAACCTCATTCGCAGCAGATATTACGACGCGCGTGAGAATCTCAAGGATTTCGGCATCAGCATCCCGAACCGCATCAAAAACAAGGTGGGCGCAGTAATCGGATGGCCCGAGAAAGCGGTGCGCTCGCTTGCGGACAAGAGCACCTTCGAGGGTTTCGCGGTACCCGACGGCGATGACAATCACGGCATTGCACGAATGATGGCCGACAACGAGCTCGACGTGGATGTGTCGGAGGCGATCATCAGCGCGTACAAGCACTCATGCAGCTTCATCACCGTCGCCAGAGACCCGGACAGTCCCGAGGACTCTCCACGCATGATCTTCATGCCGTGCTCCGCAGACTGGTCATCGGCGAAATGGGACCGCAGGCACCGCCGCATCTCCGGCGCTCTGACCATCATCGACGACGACGCCGAAGGGCGCATAACGGAATTCAACGCATGGCTCCCCGGCAAAACGTACCACTGCATGAAAAACCAGGGTATCTGGTACGCGGAAAGATTCGATACGAATCTGGATCGGCCAAGCGTGGTCCCACTCGTATATGACAAGCAGATGGACAGGCCATTCGGGCGCAGCCGCATCAACCGCACGCTCATCAACCTCACCGACACGGCGTTTCGAACCATCATCCGCATGGAGGCATCCGCCGAATTCTACAGCGTACCGAAACTCTGGTTCCTTGGTGCCGACCCGGACGCGTTCAGCGAGGACACATGGAGCTCACTGGTCAGCGCCATCAACGCAATCGGACGAGACCAGGACAACACAGCGCCCGACCTCAAGCAGATCAGCCAGGCGAGCATGACCCCGCATGGCGACATGCTCGAAACCATCGCAATGCTCGTCAGCTCGCAGACCGACATCCCCGCCGAGAACCTCGGGATCAGGGTCACGAACCCGACCAGCGCTGAAGCCCTGGCCGCGGCGGAGAACAGTCTGACACGCACCGCGAACAGACAGAACAGGTTCTTCGGACGACAGCTTATAAACGCTCTGACCATGGCCATACAAATGCAGGAAGGACTCAGAACGGCTCCCGACGATCTGCTCAACGTCCGCCCCATCTGGACGCCGACGAAAGAATCATCGGACGCATCCAAGGCCGACTACTACACCAAGATAGCCAGCGTCAACGCATCCTTCGCGGACAGCGACGTGGGCCTCATGAAAGCAGGGCTGAACTTCGACGAAATCAAAGCCCTGCGAAAAGCGCAACGGCAACAGCGCTCGCAGGGTCGCATCGAACAACTCAAAACGCAGAACGCGAACCAACCTAGCACTGAGAACGGTTCGGATGCCGACGATCTGCAATCGAAATTCACCGCTTTGGGACTTGCGATCAGGGCAGGCGTAGCCCCCGACGCGGCAGCGGCAAAGCTGGGACTGCAGGGCATCAAGTTCACAGGGATGACGCCAGTCAGTTTGAGACCGACGGAGGGGACTGACGATGGATCTGAACGACCTGCATCTGACTCCGGACAAACGCAGGGAGCTGCAGCGGCTACTGGACAAGGCGCATAGGGATTATCAGACCAATATCGACAATCTCATTGACGCCGCGACCGACGAGATGGAGACGGTGCTCTCTCGCAGCCCATTGGATGCACAGGAACTCGTCCGTGAATATGCGTCCGACGCGAGCCAGTTGGCGAACGACTACTACGATGATCTACGCGCTTTATGGTCAGAGTACTCCTCCACTCCTCTTCCGGATTTCGATCATGCCGCGCTGGTGGATACCGATCGAACCCTGTGGCAGGTTCAAGGCGGTTTTTCAGACACCGATTTCAACGGTCTGACCTACCAGCAGGTCAAGGCCGGCAGAAGCAAGGCGGGGAAAACCGTCGAGGATCTTTGGCCGTCGTTTTCGAACCTCGATGATTCACAGCAGTTCATTTCGGACATGATCGCATCATCGACTCGTCTGACGATGCAGAGAAACATCCGCATCGACCCCACGAACCCGAGATGGGCCAGAGTCGCAAGCGGGAGAAACCCGTGCGCGTTCTGCGTGATGCTGGCGGGCCGTGGATTCGCCTATACCAGTCAGGAAACAGCCGATTTCGGCGGTTCGTTCCACGACGGGCACTGCCACTGCACCATAGTCCCGAGCTGGGGCGCGAACAAGGTACTGACAGCCAGCCAAAGCATTTGGAAATCGATGTATGACGCGGCAAAGGATTCCGCCGCGACCTCATCGGCAGGCGACATCGCACAGGCGATGAGACGACTGTATCCGGACGACCTACGCGATGGCGTCCTTGAGACCACCAAACCCTGGCCGGATGACGTAACCCAGATCAGCGGCAAAGTCTGGTCGCACATCCTCATCGGTGAAGAAAACGGGAAAGGCGGGCACGCATCATGGGCAAAGAACCCCGGAAAAACACACTTCCCCAACACTTGGAGCGAACAGAAGATCAAATGGGCCATCAAGGAGACCGTCGCAAACCCCGACGCGGAACCAACTGACTTCGGCAATCGACAAAACCGCGATAAAACCATCGAGAATGTGCATATCAGAGTCAAGCTATCCATCACCAAACACGGGTATCGTGTGCGATATGCTTATCCCATTGAGGAAGAAGGTGATCATGGCCCAGGAAGAAGAAAAACAGCTGGCTCTCCAAGCACTCGCGATCATGGCACCCCACCTCACTCAAAAACTACGGGTTAGCCTCCAGGAAGACATCGACGCCGGCGAACCATACGAGGCGCTCATCCCTCTGGTGGTCGACGCACCGAAATATGGCGTGAAGTTACCTGAAGAACTGGTCGTGGCCACCATTAATATCTCCGAGCCGGACGACAAGGACGATCTCATGGGAGTCTACGCCCACTAACAGCGTCACCGGATACAACTCTTAACCACCCGAACGGGTGG